GACTGGATTGATACAAATCGTGTTCCTAGGAGAGTCACTTCAATTGAGGGTAACTTCGAAGCAACAGCAAGAAGATTAAATGTCGATAATAATGGGTTTGCTCCTATTGAATGGGGATCATGGCAGACTACATGGACTGGGGTAGCATCATGGACTAATTCTTGGAGGGAAGGTAATATTCCTATTCGTGATGTTTGGGCATCTACGACTACAACTACATCAGGTCAAGCAAGAACTGGTATTAGAACTAGGGTTCTACCTAGAGTTGATGAGCAATCATTGGGTGACACTCTTCTATCTTCAACTAGTGTTCCATGGATACGTTCTAGAAATATCGCATTTACTGCAGCTAGAATGAAGCCAAGAACTAGACTTCATGCATTCTTTGATGGAATTTTAATTGACAATTATATTACTCCAAAAGTTATCGAATTGGTAAAAAATAGTGGTCAGGATATTAGAACTAATGAAACTCCATTTGTTATCGGTGAAACCGTCGTTGGTCAAACTAGCAGATGTCGTTTGTTAGTAACGCCACCAAATGATGGAGTTGTAAAAAATCCATATTCTTTAACTGAAGAGAATCTACCAGAATCTTATGCATCACAAACTAGTGTTTTAAATATTGATACTATTAAACTATCAGAAATTATTAGCCCAAATTATTTCGGAAATGTGGCAATAGGTGAAGTATTGGTTGGATTAACTTCTGGTGCCCGAGCAGTAGTCAAAGATAGAAGATTGATCACTGATAATGTTGGATCTATTTCTGGATCTTTCTTCATCCCATCTCCTTCTTTAGATTCAAATCCAAGGTGGGCAACAGGAACAAGAACGTTAAGATTTACTACATCTTTAACTGATAGTAGAGTTCCTGGAACTGTAGATACTTCAGCAGAAACTGAATATATTGCATCTGGAACACTGAATACCGTTCAAGAAAATGTTCTCGCCATTCGTAATGCATCTTTAGTTAGAGATACTGTTAGTGATAGTAGAGTAATTTCTTCGACTAGAACCGAAGTTAGAGTTGGTGGTTGGTATGACCCTCTTGCCCAGTCATTTATTTCTGATGAACCTGGCGGAGTATTCCTAACTAGTGTTGATGTATATTTTGCAACCAAAGATTCTAATGTTCCAATTTCAATGCAAGTTAGAACAATGGAAAATGGTTACCCATCCAAAATCATTTTACCATTCTCTGATATTACATTAACTCCAGATCAAATTGAAATATCAGATAACGCTGCAATTCCTACCAGATTTAGATTTAAGGCACCTGTCTATATTAAACAATCTGAAGAGCATTGTTTTGTATTACTGTCAGACTCCAATGAATATAGAGTTTGGATATCAAGAATGGGTGATATTGATGTTTCTGGTAATAGAACAATTTCTGAACAGCCATATGCTGGTGTTCTATTTAAATCACAGAATGCCTCTACATGGACTGCAGATCAATATGAAGATTTGAAATTCTCAGTTTATAGAGCGAAGTTTAATACTAATACTGGTAGTGTAATTTTTAACAATTCAGACTTGGGTATTGGAAATGGAGGAATAAGTAAATTAGCAGAGAACTCGATCAGAACAATTAATCCAAAGAGAGTAATTAACTTACCAACAGGTAACACATATTCTTATACTATTGGAGCGAGATTAATTCAAGAGCCCAGCAATGCTGAAGCAACTGTAGTTTCATTTAGCACCCTTGGAGCAAATAATTCAATTACAGTTACTGACATTGCGGGAACTTGGGCGGCTGGTTTTGTTCAGGGAGATGGTGCTATATTCCAAAATATAAAATCATCTCAGTCATTAGCAACTGTTGTTCTCTCAACAATACAGAATGGAACCTTCGCTATTGGTGATGTTATCACTGGTAGCAATAGTGGAACAACTGGTGTTGTTACTTCATATACTAGTGGAACATTAACACTAGAGTTAAATTATATGAATGGTGAATTTGATTCTTCTGATACATTATCAAATGAATCTGGAGTTAGTGCTACAATTTCATCGGATACTTATTCTGGTGATAGTGTAAATGGATATCCAGCATCAGCACCAACAGCAAGAATAGAAGATAAGGCAATTATTGTTTCTCACAACAATCATTGTATGCACAGTAGGCAAAATAATGTAGAAATTAGTGGAGTAATTTCTGAAGTTCCAGCTACTGTATTGACTGCAGATTTAAATATTGGATCAAATTCAATTACTGTTCAGGATGCTACTGCTTTCCATAAAGTTATTAATGCTCAAGCAATTGGTAATTTGAATCCTGGTTATATTAAAATTAACAATGAAATCATTCAATATTCTGCAATATCAACAAATGGTCAAATAATTACAGTAGCTACATCAGGAAGAGCAGCCGCAGGAACTTCGGAATCAAATCATACTAGTGGTTCCGTAGTGGAATGCTATAACTTAGATGGCATTCCTTTAATTGAGATTAATAAAATTCATACTGCAATTGAAAATCCAACTCTAGATCAATACTTATTATCTACTAATTCTGTAGCTAGTATCGGTATTCTTGGTGGAGGAGAAAATATTTACGCCACTCAAAATGTTCAATTTGAATTATTAACTCCAAGAATTGCTACTTTAAATTTCCCAGAAACGAATATTACTGCAAGAGTTAATACTACTAGAGGAACATCTATTGGTGATGGAACTTCTATTATCGATCAAGCTTCATTTGTCAATACTGGAGAATATGATGATGTCGTATTAAATGATACGAACTATTTTGCTAATCCTAAGCTAATATGTTCCAAAGTAAATGAAGATAATAAGCTCAGTGGTGATAAATCAATGACACTGAATGTTATATTAACTACAACAAAAGATACCCTGTCGCCAATTATTGATTTAGATAGAACTTCTATTATCACAACAACTAATAGAATCAACAATTGGGTTGGCGGTGGAACAGGTGATGCTGGTTATGGATATGGTGATCCATTTGGTGATACTTCTACCGATCCATATGGTGATCAAAATGAAGCTATCTATATTACAAAGCCTGCTAAACTATTATCTCCATCGAAGTCAATTAAGGTTGATTTTGCCGCAGATAGATCGCCACAAAATAAAATCAAAGTTTATTACAAGGCATATTTGGCTTCTGGAACAACAAATCCAAACCAAATTAAGTGGGTAGAAATGAATCCACCTGAAGGAAAAAATAATCCATCTCCATCAGAAACTATAAATTCATTTAAAGACTATGAGTTCTTTGCTAATAACTTAACATTTGATACTTATCAAATTAAGATTGTAATGACCAGCACAAATCAAGCAATTGTTCCCCAAGTTAAAGAGTTTAGATCTATTGCATTGGCATCATGATGGATGAAAATTTAATACCTGTAGAAAATGCAGATGGTTGGTTTCGAGATGCAAAAACAAATGCTATCGTATATGGCAACCAATTAGAATATGATAAATACATCGAAGCATACAATGCAAGGCAAAGAAATAAGAAAAAATTTCAAGATTTGCAAAGTGATGTTTCTGTGCTAAAATCAGAGATGAGTGATATTAAAGCTCTATTAGTTAAATTAATTGAGGATAAGAAAAATGACAATTGATAATACTGAAGTAATGGAAAAAGAAGAACTTCTTCAACAGTTTCGTTCTAGATACGAGAATATTGTCAATGAAAATAGACAACTCTCGGCTAAGCTAAAAGAAAATGAAAATACTGCACTTAAGCTTCTTGGTGCAATCGAAACTCTAGAATATCTAACAAAAGACGGTTCTGAAGTTGAAGCTCAAGTAGAAGAATAATTCATTGGGGGCGCAAGCCCCTTTTTAATATGATTGAAATATACGATAACATAATTCCATATTCTTTAATAGAGGAAGCTGAAACTTATTTCTTAAGATATTCTTGGGATTTATTGATTGATAATATCAGAGATAATACTAATGCATCGTTTGGTAAGGTTTTCGAATCAGAAGATTTTGAGCCTTTGGCATTGAAATTTTTAAATTATATTGATGGATCTTATAAGAAGTGTATATATAATTTTTTCAGACATGGAGATTCACCTAAGTTACATGTCGATTCTAATGGAGATGAAGGTATAACTATATTAATATATCTTAATACCCATTGGGATATTAATTGGGGAGGTGAAACAATATTTGCCAATAATGGAAATATTATAAGATCAATTAATCCTGTTCCTGGTCGAATTATTAAATTTCAATCAAATATATTGCACTCTGCAAGACCACCTGTATCATCTTGCCCAGCTCCAGGAAGATTCAGTTTAGTTTTTCAGTCTCATCCATATGAGATACCCTCACTTAAGGATATTTTATCAATATAAATAAACCAGAAGAACTGTCTCCAATTTAGTTTTACTTAAAAATGGCAAATAGAATTCAGTTAAGAAGAGATGGTGCTCAGCAGTGGGCAAATGTCAATCCAATTCTTGCGCAGGGTGAGCTTGGTATTGAAATTGATACATCTAGAATTAAGATTGGAGATGGTGTTACTCCATGGAATTCTTTAAAATATGAGCGACCAGTAGAAACAGAAACTAATACCGCAAATACTCTAGTCAAAAGAGATGCTGATGGTAATTTCTCTGCTGGTGCTATTACTGCAAACCTAATTGGAAACGCTGCAACATCAACTAGACTTGCAAACGCTCGTCTAATTACATTATCTGGAGACATGACTGGTAGCGGAACATTTGATGGTTCTGCTAACTTAACTCTTGTTGCAGAATTAGGATATGTAACTAGTTTACCACATTATGATGCTCAAGATTTGGGTGCTACTGGAACATATACCCAATTTGAGGTTGATTCTAGAGGAAGAATTGTTAACGCATTTAGCCCCAATACTCTTTCTCAGTATGGTATTACTGACGCTCAACCTTTAGACTCTGACCTATCAGCAATTGCAGGATTGACATCTCAGGGTCTAATTACAAGAACGGCAACTGGAGTTGCAGTTACTAGATCGATTGCAGGTTCTGCTGGAAGAATTTTAACTTCCAATTCTGATGGCGTTGGTGGCAACCCAACAATTGATCTAGCAGATACAACAGTCGTTGTTGGATCATATAACACAGAATCTAAAACTTCAGTTCCTTTGGGAGCTGGATCTGCTTCTCCTCAAGAAACGGTAAACGCACCAAAATTTACTGTAGACCGTTATGGTAGGTTGACTGCTGCACTAACAGTTCCTATTGCAACCGCAACACAGGGAACAAAAGATGCATTATTCAGTTCTGCTACTACATACGCTAGATACGCAAAAGTAAAAACAGCAGCTGGAAGATTATACCAATCGATTCGAAGTATTTCTTCTGGTGGAGCTGAGCCAAATCATACTGATACTTCTGATACTAATGGATGGAGATATCTAGGAAGTGCTTTAACAGAGCAAAAAGGATTAGCATCGTTTGATCAAGAAGATTTTGATGTTGATGCAAATGGTCATGTAACTATTGCTGATCGAGGAATTGATAATATTCAGCTACAAAATAACAGAATTTCATTTGCTGATGGAAACAGCAAAGAAGATTTTGAACTAGATCAAGAGTTAACCTCAACATCTGGTTATAGAGGATTTAATTACCTAAATTACGTTAAAGTCAATGACATATCTGGAAACCTTCTTTTTTCTGCTAATAATGTTGACAATTCTGGGGCTGGGGGCGTTGATATCAATGTAGATACTAATATCTCTGCAGCTAATATTATTCTCGATAGACCTGGAACATCTCCATTACAAACTATTGAAAGAACTGCTGGAGATTTAAAAATCTACCATAATGTTAATTCTTCAGTAAATAGAACTTTAGAAATTATATCACAAAATATAGGATCTGGTTCATCCCAAATTAATATAAGATCAGATGGTCAAATTTATTTGGAGTCTGTAAATAACGATGTAAGAATTGAAGACTTTTACATTATCAATAATGTTATTAGTTCAACAAATTCAACGATAGTTCTCGATCCTGCAGGCATTGATGATATTACGGGAACTGTTCAAATCAAAGGAAATCTACAAGTAGATGGAACTACTACAACAGTAAACTCTACAACTATTACTGTTGATGATCCCATCATTACTCTTGGTGGTGATACTACACCAACTGTAGATGACAATAAAGATAGAGGTATAGAGTTTAAGTATTATGACACACAAGCAAGACTTGGATTCTATGGTTGGGATGAAAACTATACGACACTGGCTGGCACGACTGGTGGATATCGTTTCTTGTATAATGCTACGAATACTTCAGAAGTCTTTTCTGGTACTGATGCTGGTATCGTTGCTGGTAATCTTGCTCTTACCTCCAACGTTGGGTCTACTAGTAGCACTACTGGTTCTCTTGTTGTTACAGGTGGTGTTGGAATTTCTCAAAATTTAAATGTTGCTGGAAATTCTGTATTTACTAGCCAAGGTGAATTTAACCACAATTTAACTTTAAAGGCTGATAATAGAGACTTTAAAATTCAAACTGCTGCTGGTGTAGATAAATTTACTGTCGATTATGACAACGGTAATACTGTAATCGAAGGAACACTAGATGTTCAATTAGAATCTAGAATTACAGATAATTTAATAGTTGCTGCCGACAATAAAGAATTTATTGTTAGAACTGCTGCAGGCGTTAATAAATTTGTAGTTGACACAGATAACGGTAATACCACTATCCAAGGAACACTTAATGTCGTAAGTGGAGTAGATTTTGATAGCACATTAAATGTTGATGCAAAGGCAGACTTCAACGCTAATGTGGAAATTGATGGTATCACTACAATTCATAATAATATTATATTGGATACAACTGGAAAAACTTTCACTATAACAAATGGTAGTGTAACTAAATTCCAAGTAACATCTACTACTGGTAATACTGATATTGAAGGAAACTTAAATGTTGCTCAAAATATTTACTTCGAATCAACAAATAATATAACAGTTGATACATCTTCGGCAACTGATATTACTATTGTTGGTGGTGATTATGGTTCATTGCGTCATGATGGTGGTGCTTATATTGCTCAAGATGCTCTAATTGGTGGTGATTTATATATTTCAGGTGCTTTAGATGTAAAGGATAGTGGAACAGCTAGAACTGCACCATCCAAACTAAACAATGTCGATGTGAGATATCATGCATATTTCGGTTCAACTAATGCTCAAAATGCAACTTATGCTAATGACCCTTCAGCAAATGTAAGAATCGCTGGAGGCTTAGGTGTCGTTCAAGATTTACATGTTGGTGATGATTTCTATGTTGGTAAAGAAGGATCCACTGATACCGTAGAATTTGAGATTCTCGGAGAATCTGGTAATACTACAATTGGTAGAACTGGTCAGGGATCAAATAGCGTAGGAACATTAACCGTTCATGGAGATGTAACACTAAACCGCGATCTATTTGTAAATAGAAATGTTACTATTGGTGATGCATCTGTAGATACACTGACTGTTAATTCTACTACTACATTTAATGCACCAGTAACATTATCATCTGGTCAGAATTTATTGGTTGGGGGTAACACCACAATCACTGGCAATTTAACAGTAAATGGAACTACCACAACTGTAAATTCAACTAGTATCACAGTAGATGATCCTATCATTACTCTCGGTGGTGATACTGCTCCAGCATCAGATGATAATAAAGATCGTGGAGTTGAATTTAGATATTTTGATACTCAAGCAAGACTTGGATTCTTTGGGTGGGATGACTCTGCAGCAAGGTATGTATTTTTACATGCTGCAACTAATTCAGCAGAGGTATTTACTGGAACTAGATCAGGTATTGATGCTGGCAGCATTAAATTATTTGATACTACAAATTCTACCAATTCTGCATCGGGAACATTAATTGTTGGTGGTGGTGTTGGAGTTGGATTGGATCTTTATGTTGGTGGATTACTTAATGTAACTGGAACAGCTTCAATAACTGGCAATACAACAATTACAGGAACTGCTAATATTGTTAATGATTTTTCAGTCAATACTAACAGGTTTAATGTAGTGGCGGCTTCTGGTAATACTTCTATTGCTGGAACTCTAAATGTTACTGGAGCAACCACATTAAGTAACACTGCAAATATTGTAGGTAATTTTAGTGTTAATACTAATAAGTTTAATGTAATTGCTGCTTCTGGAAATACCAGCATTGCTGGAACCCTAGGTGTTACTGCGGCAACTACATTAAGCAACACTTTGACTTTAACTGGAGCTGCAGATTTAAATTCAACATTAAATGTTGCTGGTCTTGTTAGATTCGAAAATATTGATATTCCCAATATTGATGCTACAAACTTTACAATTTTAAGCTCAGATTATGGTGCATTTAGATTTGATGGCGGTGGTTATGTTGCTGGTCAAGTATTATTTGCTGATGACGTTTATGTTGCAGGTGAACTAAAAATTAAAGATACTGGAGGAGCAACTGGTTCTACACTAAACAATGTAACTGTAAGATATAAAGGTTTCTTTGGAAGCTTAGCATCATACACTCCAACATTCTCCACCGATAATAATGCAAACATTAGAGTATATGGTGGTATGTCAGTTGGAACTGATATCCAACTAGGAAGAGATTTAATTATCGGAAAAACTTCTAGTGGAGCAACAGCAAAAGCTTCTATTTCTGGAACTACTGGTAATGCATTATTTACTGGAACTTTAGGTGTAACTGGAATAACTAATCTTTCTAGTTCACTAAACGTAACTGGAGCTATTGTAGCTTCATCAACAATAAATGTTACTGGTTCGTTGATTGTTAATACTGATAAGTTTTCAGTAACTGCTGCAACTGGTAACACTTCAGTTGCAGGAACTTTATCTGCTGGTGGTAACTTTGCAGTTAACACTAACAAGTTTAATGTAATTGCATCTTCAGGTAATACTTCGGTTGCTGGATCACTAGATGTAACTGGAGTTACATCACTATCATCGTCTCTTACTGTTACTGGAGCCGCAACTCTAAACTCATCTTTAGGTTTACTAGGAAACTTTAATATCAATACTAATAAGTTTAGTGTTGTGGCTGCATCTGGTAATACTTCAGTTGCTGGAACTTTAAATGTGGCTGGCAACACTACACTTAGTGCAGCATTAGGAGTAACTGGATTATTAACTGCAACTGGGGGTGTATCTGGAAATGTTACAGGTAATTTAACTGGAACTGCAGATAAATCAAATCTTGCTGCTATCACAAATACAACATCATCGAATCTAACTTACTATCCAACATTTGTTTCTGCTACAACTGGTTATTCGGAAATAAGAACAGACTCAGATAACTTAACTTATAATCCTGCAACAAATACATTACAAGTTTCAAACTTCAGATCTACCACAGACTTCACGGTTGAAGGTAATTTAACTATTACTGGAACTGCATTATATGGTCAGTCTCAAGTTGGTGATATTAGTAATCATAATACAGATGATCTTTCAGAGGGAACAACAAATCTATATTTCACTAACGAAAGAGTTGATGATAGAGTTTCCAATTTAATTATTGGTGGAACTGGAATATCTTCTACATATTCAGATAATGGAGATGGTGCTGGATCTCTTACTCTTGCTATTGACTTTGCAGAATTCTCAACTACAAATATTGCTGAAGGAACAAAACAATTCTTTACTACTGAAAGAGCAAGAACTTCTGTTAGTGCGGCAGGTGATTTAGCATACAACTCGTTAACTGGTGTATTCAGTGTTACTACCTTCAAAACAGCAGATGCTAGATCATCAATCAGTGTTACTGACGCTGGCGGAGCAGGATCACTAACATATAGTAGTTCAACTGGTGTTATTACATACACTGGTCCTAATATCAGTTCTTTTGGTGAATCATTAATCGATGATGTTGATGCAGCTGCAGCTCGTTCAACACTTGGGCTAGGAACTGCTGCTACTACAAATAGCACTGCATATGCTACTGCAGCTCAAGGAACTACTGCTGATGATACTAATAGTGATCTATCTTCGCTATATACTGCGCTCGTAGCAATTGGTAATAATGCATCAATTACAACAGTAACTCAACTTAAAGCAGCTTTAGCTGCACTAGTTCGCCCCTGATAACTAATGGCTAATCCAACTACAAAAGCAGAATTAAAAGAGTATTGTCTCAGAAGACTGGGTAAGCCAGTCTTGGAGATTAATGTATCTACAGATCAAATTGATGATGCTGTAGATTACACTATTCAAAAATTCCAACAATTTCATTATGATGGTTGTGAAAGAGTTTATCTAAAACATCAAATCACGCAAGCAGATATCGATAGGTCTAAAACAAATATATCTCACACTGCCGTAGATAATACTACAACATGGTTAGAAGGTAATGGATATATTGATGTTCCAAGTCATATTATCTCTGTAGAAAATATTTTCACTTTTATTGATAAGGGAACATCGAACTTCTTTGATATCAGATATCAAATGAGACTCAATGACCTGTATGATTTCACATCAACGCAATTTTATCACTACTACTTAATTCAAACTCATCTGGAAACAATTGATTTTTTACTAGAGGGAATGAAACCTGTTAGATATAATCACGTTAAGAATAGACTTTATATTGATTTTGATTGGGAATCGGATATTGCTGCTGGTCAGTTTATTATAATAAATGCAACAAGAGCAATTGATCCCAATAATTGGTCGAAAATATATAATGAAATGTGGGTTAAAGATTACGCAACTGCCAAGATCAAAAAGCAGTGGGGGCAGAATTTAACCAAATACAATGGGGTTCAGCTTCCAGGTGGAGTTACATTGAATGGTGAAATGATATATAACGATGCTGTAGATGAATTAACTAAATTGGATGATCAATTAAGATCGACTTACGAATTACCACCGATGGATATGATCGGATAATATATGACAACCAATCCATATTTTACACAAGGAACCACCAATGAACAAGATCTATTGCAAGATCTTGTTGATGAACAGATCAAAATGTTCGGCAAAAATGTATACTATCTTCCTAGAAAATTAGTTAAGGAAGATCAAATTTTTGTCGAGGATACTCTTTCTAAATTCGAACATGCATATGAAATTGAAGTTTACTTAGATGATGCTGGTGGTTTTAGAGGTGATGGTGATTTATTTTCAAAATTTGGTGTAAGAATTGCAGACTCGGTAACTTTTATAGTTTCTAGAAGAAGATTTACTCAAGCTGTAGATAATTTGGGTGAGTTAATTATAGAAGGAAGACCCAATGAAGGAGATTTAGTTTTCTTCCCATTGGTTGGAAAAATGTTTGAAATTAAGTTTGTAGATCACGAAGTTCCATTTTTCCAATTAGGTAAAATGTATGTTTGGGGTCTTCGTTGCGAAATGTTTGAATATAGTGAAGAAGATATCGAAACTGGTATTCCAGAAATTGATGTTGTTGAGCTTAATTTTGCAAATGCAATTTCTTTAGTATTTTCTTCTGGTGGAACTGGTAATTTTACCGTAGGTGAACTAATCACTGGTGGAACTTCAAATGTAACCGCAGAAGTTAAATCTTGGGATTCTACAACTAGAACATTGATAGTAATAAACAGAACTGGATCATTTACTATTCCAGAAACAATTACTGGGGAGGATTCTTCTGCTTCTTGGATTACCTCTTCTTATAATACTATAAATAATCAAAACTCATCATATGATGAAAATGCCGATATTGAAACTGAGGCAGATGATATTTTAGATTTTACGGAGTCGAATCCATTTGGGGAGTATGGAAATAAAGGGGGTGTAGTCTGATGTTAGGAACATATACATATCACGAAATAATAAGAAAATGTGTGGTATCATTTGGAACTCTTTTTAATAATATTGAAATTAGAAGAGTTAAAGATTCTAAGGTAGAGGTAATGAAAGTTCCTCTAGCATATGGACCTAAACAAAAGTTTCTAGCTAGATTAAGAGCTGTAGAAGATCTAACTAAAAAAGATGTTTTTCAAATCACTCTTCCTAGAATAGCATTTGAATTAAAGGATATTTCTCCAGATCCATCTAGAAAAGTAGCCCCAACTCAATATATAAGATCAACTCAAAATGATGGGTCGGTCAAAAAAGTTTATATGCCAGTTCCATATAATTTGACTTTTGAGTTATCAATTTTATCTAAAAATCAAGATGATGGTCTTCAAATTTTAGAGCAAATTTTGCCAAATTTTCACCCATCATTTAATATAACTGTCAAATTAATTCCAGATCTTGGAGAATATAAAGACTTTCCTGTTACATTAAATGGCATTGATATTCAAGATGATTATGAAGGTGATTACGATAAGCGTAGAACCTTAATTTACACTCTTACATTTACATGTAAAACTTATCTATATGGTGCCATTACAGATGTTACTGGAGATCTCATTACAAAAGTTCAGGTCGATTATTCTACAGATTCTAGTGTCACTGCACCTAGGGAAGTTAGGTATACGGTGACACCAGATCCAGAATCTGCAGATCCAGATGATGATTTTGGATTTAATGAGTTAAAGTCGGAGTTTACAGATGCAAGAGAATGGAATCCCGTCACAGGACAAGATGAAGAAATTTGAAGGAATTGATGCTGCATTAAATGTTGATTTAACCGTAGTTCCTTCTTCATCTGAAATTGAGCCAATAAATGCTGGTAATGAAATTGAAGTGCCTGCAATTTTTGACAAAGAACAATTAAAAAAAGATTATGAATTTACAAGAGGAAATTTATATTCTTTAATTCAAAAAGGTCAAGAAGCTGTAGATGGAATTCTAGAATTAGCTAGAGAATCAGATCAACCTAGAGCATATGAGGTTGCTGGTCAATTGGTTAAACACATTGGAGATGTGGCAGAAAAATTAATGGATCTCCAAAAGAAAGTATCTGAAATTGAAAATCCTACAAAGAAAAAGAGAGATACTCAGATTACCAACAACACGATGTTTGTTGGTAGCACTGCAGAGCTAGCAAAATTCCTAAAGCAGCAAAGAGAAATAAATAAATCAGAACAAGAGTGAAATTTTAATTTTAGATAATAAATATAAAAAGAAATCATCACCATCTTTCCCACCATGAAAGCACCAAAGACTTATGCTCAGTTTATTACTGAAGCTTCAAATTTAGCAGAGGGAAATCCTACTGCTAGGATGATGCAAAAATCTAAAACCAAAGTAACTGGTCATATTTCAGCAGATCGTGGTGATGATGAATCTGCTAATAGAGAAAAGAGAAAAAATGTAGAAACCAAACTCAAAAAGAGATTTGGTGGATATCAAAAGGGAGTTGGGGAGTATAAGTATTCTTCTGGTGAAGGAACTGGTAGAGAAGTTTCATATCAGGTAACAAAGCCTGAGAAAATGTCAAAGAGAAAATTTGGCAAATTGGTAAGAAGAACTGGGCGTGAAGCAGGTCAGGAGTCTGTAATTACCAAAGACAAAGACAAGCCAGCGAAGTTGCATTATACGGAAAAAGGTAGTAAGATGAAGTCTGACACTATCGGCAAAACCAAAGCAGGAAAGCATCCTGAGGGTTATGGCGAAACTTCTGGAACTAAAGTCAGAAGTGGTAAACTTCCTAAAAAAACTACTAAAGGAGCAATGCATTATGGCTGATGTAAAAATGTGGGAAGAAGATCAATTCAAATGTAAGTATTGTGGGATTACCCCACCAAAAGGTCATTGGAGACCTTTTACTTGGATTCAAAAGCATGAATTAAATTGCGCAAAAAATCCTGATTTAGAAAAGAAATGAAATCTTTTAAAGAATATTCTTCTGTAGAAGTCTCTCCTGTTCAGGAGGGGCTTCTTTCTCGTATCGTAGATAAAGTGGATAAGGTTTTGGCTCCACCAAAGCCAAAATTTAAAGCAAGATATGGATACGATAGTAATACTGGAAAGCCATTAGCTGGAACTAAAGTAAAAAGTAAACCACAAGTCAAGTCTTCACATGAAGATGATCCATGGTTGAAGCATTCTTCTGGTGCAGAAAAGAAAGCTCATTATAGACAGCTAAGAGGGGAAGAGTATATTCAAGAAAAATCAGAAGAAAAATATTGTCGTTTATGCTGCAAAAAAGAAAAACGTGAGCAGTGTGGATATGGTCCTACCATGTGGGATAGGTATACAGTCAATGATGCAACTGCTGCAGAAAAGAAAGAGGCTGCGATAGAATCTGGCATAATTCAAGAATCTAAATTGAAATTGACTAAATTTAAAACAAAATAAATATTACTGATGAACTAAAGATAGATGTCTTACATCAGGCACGATAAAGATAATAATACGGTTTCTCCACAACCATCCGCAAATCAACTGTCTGTATTTGATGGTTGTGAAGGATGGTCAGAAATTACGTACGATGTTTGGAATGGTGATTATGTCGCTAGAAATTCTGACAATACAGTGAGAACTCCTGGAGTATTTCAGGCAAGAAATTCTGATAATACAACCAGAACTCCAACAACATACCAACGTCATGATATCAACAATCAACCAATTAATGATTGTGAGATTGGCGAAGATGACCCAGCAAACGCAGCAGAACCTGATGCTACGGCATGGGTGTTGATGGATGGTCCTTTTTACAACACTCCTGGTGATCCAAATTCTGGATTTGTTGGGGGTCAGAGTTGGAGAAAGATGGCTCCATCTGCTGCTGTAAATGGCAAAACTTCATACATCTATGGAGATGAAACAGTAACTTGGACTGGAACCGAATGGCAGTATGCCAATCTTTATACTGGAGTTATTGCCTCATCTTCAAGTGATGTTACATATCCATGGTTGGCAACATGGAACAATGGATATACTGGTGCCAAGATTACATCAACATATATTAAGACAACTAATTACCCAGCGGTTCCCTAATCATGGCACAGTATAACAGAAATACCCGAGAGTTCTTAAATCAAGAAAGAACGTTATTCGAAGTAATGATGCTTTCGGATAACTGGGGAACTCGTGCCGATTTTCGCCCTGACTTTACAAGCAAGAATAGACTAAAGACATCTCCATACGAAACATCATTCTTCAATACATTTCAGTTTGGAAAAGAAACTGATGTGTGGGATGAATCAACTGCTAATGGAGGAACAGCAACTCATAATGTGAATCTTTCTGGTGTTGTAATGGCAGTAACTAGCACTGCTGGTTCTGAAGTAATTCGTCAGACCAAGCATGTGATGAGATATATTCCTGGTAGAACATCTACAGTAAGTTTTGCTATTCGTTTAGAAACTCCTGTTACTGGTGTTCGTAGAAGATTTGGATTGTTTGATGTAAATAACGGTGCTTACTTTGAAGATGCTGGGGATGGAAATTACTATTGTGTATTGAGAAGCAAGGCAAGTGGCACTGTAGTTGAAACTAGAGTTGCTAGAGCGAATTGGAATGGTGATAAGTTGGATGGAACTGGTAAAAGTGGATACATTGCTAGCCCTACAGCACAACATATGATTAATATTGAATATGAATGGTATGGTGCTGGTCAAGTAAAATTTTCGTATATTATTGATGGAGAGACTCATCATATCCATACATTCAATACTGCAAATGTTTTGGATACGGTTTGGTCATCAACTCCATTTTTACCTATTCGTTTAGAACTGACAAATGTAACTGGTGCTGCTGGAACACATTACATGTATCAAGGTTCTAACTCAATCATTAGTGAGGGTGTGCCAGAGAAATTGGGAACATCTCAAAATGTCATCACTCCACTAGCAGGTAGAACGATGGCGCTTGCTAATACTTTTTATCCAATAGTTAGCATTCGTTTAAAGAGCACTGCACTTCAAGGTATTGCTCTTCCTATGGCATTTCAGGCAGCAACAACTGATAATGCCAACATCTTCTACAAACTAATCCTAAATACAACTCTAACTGGTGCTTCATGGGTTGATATGGCAGATCCAAATTCATTCACTCAATATGATGTAAGTGCCACTACTTTGAGTGGAGGAACAGATTTGGATGCTGGTTTTGTTGTTTCTGGTGTAAGTTCTACAATCCAAATTAATTCAAAAACAGCAAATCAAATTGGAAGAAGTTCCATGGGAACTGTTTCAGATACTCTTACTCTTGCTGTTGCTTGTGGAACAGCAAACAAAAGTGCAATTGCCTCAATGACCTGGATAGAACAACGATGAAAACATTCAAAGACTTTATTTCAGAAGGAACAGCATGGACTCGAAAAGAGGGTCAAAATAAAAGTGGAGGTCTTAACGAAAAGGGTCGCAAATCTTACGAAGCAGAAAATCCTGGAAGTGATCTTAAGGCACCTTCAAAGAAAGTTGGAAATCCCCGCAGGGCGTCATTTTGTGCCAGAATGAAGGGAATGAAGAGGAAGTTAACCAGTAAAAAAACTGCATCAAATCCAGATTCTAGAATTAATAAATCATTAAGAGCTTGGAATTGTTAATATTGTAACTGTTATTTGATTAGTTTTCCTATATAATACCATTGGTCTCGTGGTAAGACGAATGGATACTAAAACATGCCCTAAATGTGGTGCTTGCTGGATTGGAGGGCAACATTATTGGTCTGGAACCAATAAACTAGGAAATGAAAGTGAATTAGCTAGTCTAGTTTGCGATAGATTTGGAGATAATACTTGCATTAATCCATGCAAGGGAACTACTAAAGGGGATGGTTGGGAAAAAAGATTAGCAAGTATGGAATCTTTAGATAAAGACATAAGTAGAGTAAATGAATAATTATGCCATTAGAAGAAGTTTATCTTGGTAATCCAAATTTAAAAAAGGCAAACGTAGCCCAAGAATTCACATCTGATCAAGTAGAAGAATTCATCAAGTGCGCTGCCGATCCAGTTTACTTTATCAAAAAATATATTAAGATTGTATCTCTTGATGAGGGTTTAATACCCTTTGAGATGTACGATTTTCAGGTGGGTATGGTAGAAAGATTCCATAATCATCGTTTTAATATAGCAAAACTACCAAGACAGTCTGGTAAATCAACCGTAGTCACATCATATCTTCTTTGGTATATTATTTTTAATAGCAATGTTAACGTTGCTATTCTTGCTAACAAAGCTGCAACTGCTAGGGAGATGCTTAGTAGATTGCAGCTTTCATATGAAAATCTACCTAAGTGGATGCAACAGGGTATTTTATCTTGGAATAAAGGATCTTTAGAATTGGAAAATGGTTCTAAGATTCTTGCTGCATCTACTTCTGCATCTGCAGTTCGAGGGATGTCATTCAATATAATATTCTTAGACGAATTTGCATTCGTTCCAAATAACATTTCTGATCAGTTTTTCTCGTCAGTATATCCGACGATTTCATCTGGTAAATCCACAAAAGTTATTATTATTTCTACCCCACATGGTATGAACATGTTCTATAAGCTTTGGCATGATGCCGAGCTTGGTAGAAATGAATACATCAGAACTGAGGTTCATTGGTCTGAAGTTCCAGGTAGAGATGAGAGATGGAAAGAACAAACAATTAAGAATACCTCAGAAGAACAATTCAGGGTAGAATTTGAATGTGAATTCTTAGGTTCAGTTGATACATTGATTAGCCCATCTAAGCTTCGTATGATGACCTACGATGATCCTATTAAAAGATCTGGAGGTTTGGATGTATATGAAGACCCAATAAAAGATAAAACGTATGTAATTACAGTAGACGTTGCTAGGGGCATAAGTAAAGACTTTAGTGCATTTACTGTTATTGACACTACGACAATACCATATAAATTAGTGGCAAAGTATAGGAACAGTGATATTAAACCTATTTTATTCCCTAATGTAATTTTTGATGTAGCTAAAGCATATAACCATGCATATATCTTAATTGAGGTAAATGATATTGGTGGTCAGATTGCTGATATTCTACAGTATGATTTGGAATATGACAACATACTGATGTGTTCTATGAGAGGTAGAGCTGGTCAAATTGTCGGTCAAGGTTTTTCTGGAAAGAAATGTCAGCTTGGGGTAAAAATGTCATCTACAGTTAAAAAGACTGGTTGCTCTAATTTAAAAGCTTTAATTGAAGAAGATAAACTACTCTTAAGTGATTATGAAATAATTTCCGAATTGACTACCTTTATTCAAAGAGGTCAGGCATGGGAAGCTGAAGAAGGATGTAATGATGACTTAGCTATGTGTTTAGTTATATTTTCCTGGTTAGCTCTTCAGCCATATTTTAAAGAGCTTCACGATAATGACGTTAGACAAAGAATATATGATGATCAAAGAGAAGCCATAGAAGCTGATATGGCACCTTTTGGTTTTGTTGATGATGGATTAGATGATACGAGTTTTGTTGATAATGACGGTGATCGATGGCACTTGGATGAGTATGGAGACATGTCATACATGTGGGATTATAACAGCTAACCAGAAATATTTCAAATACTAAATATTTGTAGAACTCACCTAGAGAAGTATTTTAGGAGATTAGCAGATGGCATCAACGCAACTATCCCCTGGGGTTGTCGTTCTTGAAAGAGATTTAACTTCTGTAGCAAATGCAACCGTAGATAACATTGCTGCAATTGTTGGATCTTTCGAGAAAGGACCAATCGAGAAGATCGTTAACATTACATCAGAAAAGGAATTACTCTCAGTCTTTGGTAGACCAAATGACTTTAACTACGAGTATTGGTTTTCTGCAGCTCAGTTTCTCCTTTACGGAGGATCATTAAAAGTTATCCGTGCAAATAACAGTGCATTGAAAAATGCTATTGATACTGCACAGTTTGTTCTATCAACTTTTAGTGCTTCAGATACAACCTTAACCGTTGCATCTCCTACAGATATTACTGTTGGGGATCTACTGTTAATCGATGCTGAAATTTTAACTGTATCTTCTGTTTCTGGAAACAACATTAGCGTTGCGAGAGGTCAGTTAGCATCATCTGCAGCATCTCACGCTGCTGGTGCAAGCATCACTTTAATTGAAGAGACTGGAACTTCAACAACAGTTAATGAGGGTGCGACATTCAGCAGTTCAGATCTAACTCTTACTGTTACTTCTGCAGCAACACTTGCTGTAAATACCAACGACTATATTCGTATTGATGATGAAATTCTTCGTGTTTCTGCGATTGTTGGAAATGATCTTACTGTAGTAAGAGCACAGTTGAATACAACTGCTGCAGCTCATACAAATGGATCTACTGTAGATCTATTAACTGTAACTACAGCAAAGACAACAATTAATGAAAGCACAACTACTGGTGTTGCTGCTCCTTTAATCAAGAATATCGAAACTTACGAATCAACAATTGAAGATGCAGCTAATAACTGGAAGTGGGCTGCTAGAAACCCTGGAAAATATGGCAATTCTCTAAGAGTTGTCATGACTGATGCTGGCGCAGATCAAATTCTCGCATTGAATCAGCCAACAACTTCAGAGTGGGAGTTCACAAATAATTCTGAAGTTTCATATGCATCAGCAAATATCTTTGGTAAGGTATACAATTACAGTGTTGTGTTAACACTAAAAGCTGATAGCACTTTAGTTGGTGATTTTGCTGCTGGAAATTTCTTTACTGCAAACTCTGGTAATACTACTGGTAGAATTGTTGCTTGGGATAGAGTATCCAGAAAATTAGAAATTTCTATTAGCTCAACATCATCTGCAGTTTTATCAGCTAATCAGGCAATTACTGAACTTTCCAATAATAATGGTGTTGCTGGATCTGCTACTGGCGACTCAGCTTCTATTGAATCGATTGAAAGAAAACTATATGTTTATCTAAACCAAGGTTCACCTGCTTTCCAGGCAAACCAAACTATCGTTGATTCTAATGCAGCTAATATTTTAATTAGCGCAGTTAGAGATGAATATGAGGAGAGAACTTACGGTAAAAACCAGAAGTGGATTAATGTTGCACCAAAGCCTGCAACTTCACAGTGGGTAGCAGATCGTGGTGGTAGCAGAGACCAGTTCCACATTCTAGTTATTGATGGCGATGGTCTTCTAACTGGAACTCCTGGTTCACTACTTGAAAAGCATCTATTCGTATCTAAGGCATCTGATGCGAAAGGCAATCAAGGTGAGTCAATCTACTATAAGGAAGTTCTAAAAAATTCTTCCAACTATCTATATTGGGGATCACATGAAACAGCAAATCTACATGATGTAAATCCTTCAATTAATGGATCTATTGGTTTGAGTGGAATCAATAGAAACTTTGATATTTTCAAGGGTGTAGCTCTTGTAGACATCGACAATCCATCTGGAACTAATGCTCAAGCAGTTGCTTTAATTGGAACTGCAAATAATGCAACTCTCAAGTATTCATTACAGGGTGGTGTTGATGGATATGAGCTTTCAAGACCAGATGTGTTCTCGGCATATGATTTAATTTCTGATGCTGAGACTGAGAATGTAGATTACATTCTTTGTGGACCTAGCATGTCAACTGTCAATGACAGCATTGCAAAGGCACAAAAAGTAATTGACATTGCAGCAAATAGAAAAGATTGTATCGCATTTGTATCTCCACAAAGATCTGATGTTGTCGGTGTTGCAACCACTGCACAAATTGTTGATAGAACTATCACTTTCTTTAATCAACTAACGTCTACATCATATGCAGTATTTGATAATAACTACAAGTATGTTTATGATAAGTATAATGATAAGTATCGTTACATCCCATGTAATGCTGACGTTGCAGGTTTAACCTTGTCAACTACTCTTAATCAGGAGCCTTGGTATTCTCCAGCTGGATTTAATAGAGGTAATCTAAAAAATGCAATTAAGCTTGCATATTCACCTCTAAAAGATCAGAGAGATCAACTCTATAATGCAAGAGTTAATCCAATCGTAAGCTTCCCTGGTCAAGGAATTATTCTGTTCGGTGACAAGACTGCATTAGCATATCAATCTGCATTTGATAGAATTAATATTCGTCGTCTATTCCTCGTTATCGAAGAAGCAATTTCTGGTTCTGCTAGAAGTCAGCTATTCGAACTAAATGATGAATTCACAAGATCATCATTCAAGAATCTTGTTGAGCCTTATCTAAGATCGGTTCAGGCAAGAAGAGGTATTGTTGATTTCCTTGTTGTTTGTGATGCAAGCAATAATCCTCCTGAGGCAATTGATAGAGGAGAGTTCTATGCTGAAATTTTTGTAAAACCAACGAAGTCAGTTAACTACATTACATTAACCTTTACTGCAACAAGAACTGGCGCTTCGTTTGCTGAAGTTACTTCGTGATCAATTTATTAAGTTTACAAGAGGAAACTAAAAATGGCAGATCCAGTTCAAAAAGAAAACGCAGTAATTGCAACATCAATTACTAATTTCAGAGATCAAATTAGAGAACTTGCAAGACCTAATCTCTTCCAAGTTGAAATTATCCCGCCTCCAATCCTAGGAAATAGTTCAACTATTGCCACTGGAAACGATGCTTCTGGATTGAATACTTCAACAAATGGTGGAGCAACAACTTCTAATGCAAGCGCATTAGCACTATCAACAGTATTAGTTAAAGCAGCCAATATCCCAGCATCTACTGTTGGTGTTATTGAAGTTCCTTTCAGAGGAAGAATGCTTAAGATTGCTGGTGATAGATCATATGAGCCATGGACAGTTACTGTTCTCAACGATCAAGCATTTGCAATTCGTAAGTATTTTGAAATCTGGTCTTCATATATCCAAAGACTAGATGTAAACTTACAGACTGCTGCAACGATTGCTGATTATCAATCAAATGCAATTGTTCGTCAATTGAGCAGACAGGGAACTGTTGTTAGATCATATAAGTTTGAAGGTATTTGGCCATCTGCAATTTCTGCAATCGATCTTGCTTGGGAAACCAATGATACGGTTGAAGAATATACTGTTGAATTCCAAGTTCAGCATATTGACTTTGTAGACGACACAAATACAGCAAACGGTCAAACTGATGGCAGAGGCAATGGCTCTGGAGCTACTGCTGGCTGATATATAAATACATTAGTAAATTATTTTGGTGTATTTGAATGTCTCAATTGTTTGGTTTTTCACTTGAGAGGGCGAAGAAGAAGGGCTCTGGCCCTTCTTTTGTTCGCAAAGAATCGGATGACGCAGCATCTCCTATAGTTGCTGGGGGTTATTTTGGTCAGTATGTAGATATTGATGGTTATGTCAAAAATGAAAATGACTTAATCATGAGATACCGTGACATGTCAATACACCCAGAATGTGATAGAGCAATCGATGATGTAGTTAATGAAGCAATTGCTGGAGAATTAGATGATACTCCAGTATCTCTTGATTTGACTAATTTATCAATAAGCAATAATTTAAAAGAAAAAATAAGAGAAGAATTTGAAAATATTTTAATACTATTAGACTTTGATAGAAAAGCGTATGATATTTTTAGACGCTGGTATATCGACGGAAGACTTTTCTATCATAAAGTAATAAATCCACAAAATCCTAAAGACGGAATTGTAGAATTAAGATATATTGATCCAAGAAAAATTAGAAAGGTAGTAGAGTTTGAAAAGGATAAGAGTAAAACTCCTCCAAATTCTAATACTGTATTAGTTCCAAAATCCGCAGAATATTATCTTTATAATGCAAAGGGGCATACCAGTGGATATGAAAGCCAAGGTGTAAGAGTTGCACCAGATGCAATTTGTTATGCTCATTCTGGAATCGTTGATATGAATCGTAATATGGTTCTATCACATTTACATAAAGCTATTAAGTCACTCAACCAATTAAGAATGGTTGAAGACAGCTTAGTAATTTATAGACTCTCTAGAGCGCCAGAGAGACGCATTTTCTATATTGACGTTGGTAATTTACCAAAACAAAAAGCCGAGCAATACTTAAAGGAAGTAATGTCTCGCTATAGAAACAAGTTAGTATACAATGCAGACACTGGTGAAATTCGTGATGACAAGAAATTCATGAGTATGCTTGAAGATTTTTGGCTCCCTCGCCGCGAAGGTGGTAGAGGAACCGAAATTACTACTCTTCCTGGTGGTCAGAATCTTGGTGAACTTGAAGATATTAAATATTTCCAAAAGAAGTTATATCGTTCATTAAACGTTCCTGAGTCTAGAATTGAATCTGATAGTGCATTTAATATTGGAAGATCTGCAGAGATTACTAGAGACGAAGTTAAGTTTCAAAAATTTATTATTAGACTTCGTAAGAAATTTGCAGATTTGTTTAGTGATCTATTAAAAACTCAACTCGTTCTAAAAGGAATAATTAGCTTAGAAGAATGGGATGACTATAAAGAGCATATTCAATATGACTTCATTGCAGATAATTATTTCAGTGAACTGAAAGAAAAAGAAATTCTCAATGAGAGAATGAATTTAGTTACTGGAATGGATGCTTATGTTGGAAAGTATTTCTCTGTTGAATATATTCGTCGTCAAATACTTAAGCAAACTGATAATGAAATGAAAGATATTGATAAGCAAATTAAAAAAGAAAAACAAACAGGAATCATTGTTGATGAACAGGAGTTGATGATGCAGCAACAAATGGCTGCGGAACAGCAACCACCACAAGATCAACAAACACCAGAAACAACTGAAATTGATCCTAAGGATTATAAAAAAGGAGAATTCTAAATAGTAATAGTGGGAGAACAATTATGCCTAGTGAATATGCACAAGATATCGTAAATGCTCTTTTTTCTGGTCAAAAAGACCTATCAGATTATGTAGATGCTGGTATGAAAACTCTTGCATTAGATGCAATTGATGATCTTAAACAGCAAATTGGTATGAATATGTTTGAGACTGAAGAAGAAGAGGAAGACGATGAACTAGAAACCGAAGAAGAGGAAACCGACGATGAAGCTGATTACGGAGAAAGTTGAAGAAGCCAAACTTATTGTAGAAAATAAGAATGGTAAAAAATCATATACAATTGAAGGTATTTTTCTTCAAGGTAATCTGAAGAATAGAAACGGTAGATATTATCCCGTTGATATTCTTGAAAGAGAAGTAAAAAAATATGAAGACTCTTTTATTAAGAGTGGTAGAGCTTTGGGTGAACTAGGTCATCCAGACGGACCAACTATTAATTTAGATAGAGTATCACATTTAATTACTTCCTTAAATAGAGAGGGTAACAACTTTAAAGGTAAAGCAAGAATTCTCGACACTCCTATGGGGAATATTGCAAAGAATTTACTGGATGAAGGAGTTAAGTTAGGAGTTTCATCTAGAGGATTGGGAACTCTTAAAGAAGAGAACGGAATGAAAGTTGTTAGTGATGACTTTATGCTTGCAACTGCTGCTGATATTGTAGCAGATCCTTCTGCCCCTGATGCATTTGTTCAAGGTATTATGGAAGGTAAAGAATGGATTTGGCAGGGAAATAGACTAACAGAAAAAAGAATTGAAACATATAAAAAGTCAATTGACAATTCACCAGTTAGTGAATTGACTGAGCGAAAGATTCGAGCATTTGCAGATTTTATCCAAAATCTGTAAAACATAAATAACTATATAAAGTTCCTATAATAGTAGCAACAGGAGACAAGAGAAATGTCAAAGGGCTTTGAAAATCTAGAGGAAAACCAAGTGACTGCAAACGCAAAGGCTGCAGATCCTCAAGGCAAGCTTGAGAATGAAGGTTCAGGTTTAGGTTCTGTTGAGGATCTAGGCGGACCTACACCACAAAACAGCAAGCCAGATGATGAATCAAATAAATTGAGAACACCATCTAAGGGTCAGATTCAATCTCCAAAGAATAAGCCTTCTGATGCATCTGCTGATAAGCAGGAAACCATTCAGAAGAAGCCTACCTTTGAGGAGTCTGAAGTTGAAGGTGAAACTCTAGAAGAGGAAATTGAAGATGAAGTAGAAATGATCGAAATCGATCTTTCTGCAGATGTTGCTGCTTTGACAGAAGGTGAAGATCTAACTGAAGAGTTCAAAGAGAAAGCAAAGACTATCTTTGAAGCTGCAGTTATCTCTCGTCTTAATGAAGAGCTTGAGTATATTCACGAGCAATATGCAGAAGTTCTAGCAGAAGAAATTGAGACCGTAAAGCAAGAACTAGCTGAGCAGGTAGATGACTATCTCTCATATGCTGTTTCACAGTGGATCGAAAATAACGCACTTGCTATTGAGCATGGCGTTAAGAGTGAAATGGCAGAATCTGTTCTAGAAGGTCTCAAGCAAGTTTTCGTCGAGAATTACATTAGTATTCCCGATGAGAAAGTTGATCTTGTAGATGAAATGGTAGATCAACTTGATGTTATGGAAGATAAGCTCAACGAGCAAATCGCAGAAAATGTAGAACTCCATAAGACACTTGGAGGATTTATCAAGAATGGGATTGTGGCAGAAATTTCTGAAGGTTTGAGCCTTTCCCAAAAGGAAAAGCTTTCATCATTAGCAGAAGCAGTTGAGTTTGAAACCGAAGAATCATTCCGCGAAAAAGTAAAGACTCTCAAAGAATCATATTTCTCAAGCAAGCCTCAGGCTGGCGGAGAAGTAATTTCAGAAGAGACTCAAGCACAAAATGCTCCAGTATCAGATTCTATGTCTAGATACGTCACAGCATTATCTCGCTGGAAATGATTGAAGTTTTGTAATTTATAAATATTTTTAGTTATACAATAACACTCACTTAAACTTTTTAGGAGAAACAAGCAATGTTCAATACAGAGCATCTGCAAGAGAAGTGGGCACCTATTCTTGAGCATTCGGAAATCGAATCGATTTCTGATCCTTATAGAAAGGCTGTTACTTCAATCTTGCTCGAAAACCAAGAGAAGTTCCTCAGAGAAGAGCGTGGATTCCTCTCAGAAGCTGCTCCAACCATGAACTTAGGTGGTTCAAGCAACGGCTTCACTGGCGCAGCTACATCGACTGGTCCTGTCGCTGGTTTCGATCCTGTTCTAATCAGCCTAATTCGCCGCTCAATGCCTAAGCTTATTGCTTATGACATTTGTGGTGTTCAGCCTCTCCAAGGTCCTACAGGTCTCATTTTCGCAATGAGAACTACTTATGGCACCAATCGTGATATGCAGAATGGTGCAACCGAAGCATTCTTCAACGAAGCAGATTCTGAGTTCTCATCTGAGAACAGTGGTGATTCGTTGGCTTCCAATGATATGACTGGAACTAACCCTGCAGTTCTAAACGACAGCGGAACCTACACCATTGGTGGTCAGGGCATGACAACCGCTCAGTCGGAAGCTCTAGGTGATGGTTCGGGTAATCACTTCCGCGAAATGGGCTTCTCAATCGAGAAGATTCAAGTTGGTGTTAAGTCAAGAGCACTAAAAGCTGAGTATACTCTAGAACTAGCTCAGGATCTTAAGGCTGTTCACGGTCTAGATGCTGAAAGCGAGCTAGCAAACATCCTCAGCACTGAAGTTCTTGCTGAAATCAACCGCGAGGTAGTAAGAACCGTATATAGAATTGCTCGCCCTGGTGCTCAGAACAACGTTGCTACCGCTGGTACTTTTGACCTTGATGTTGACTCAAACGGTCGTTGGGCTGTTGAGAAGTTCAAGGGTCTAATGTTCCAAATCGAGCGCGATCTAAATGCAATCGGTCATGAGACTCGTAGAGGAAAGGGCAACATGCTAATCTGCTCAGCAGACGTAGCATCCGCTCTAGCAATGGCTGGTGTTCTCGATTATTCATCTGGTCTATCAGCTGCAACTGGTGGAATCAGCAACAATATCGATGACAATGGTAGCACCCTTGCTGGTACTCTATTCGGTCGTGTTAAGGTATTCGTTGATCCTTACTCAGCAAACATCAGTGATACTCACTTCTATGTTGCTGGTTATAAGGGTTCAACTCCTTATGATGCTGGTCTCTTCTACTGCCCATACGTTCCTCTTCAGATGGTTCGTGCAGTTGGTCAGGATACCTTCCAGCCTAAGATCGGCTTCAAGACCCGTTACGGAATGGTTGCAAACCCATTCGCAGAAGGCACTAGCCAGGGTCAAGGTGCTCTTAATGCTAACGCAAACCGCTACTACAGAAGAGTTAGAATCGCTAACCTCATGTGAGCTAAGCCCTATAGGGCTCAATTCAAAGATCCCCTTCGGGGGATCTTTTTTTATATCTAAATAAAAATAAACGACACTTCACCATGTCTTGGAATAAACAGATTGAAAACAGAAATTTCTTATCTCCTTCTGGATTTAAGTTTACCCTAGCTAAGTTCCCAAAAATTGCATACTTTTGTCAGAGTGCAAATATACCAGGAATTAGTGTTGGAACTCCCATGCAGCCAACTCCATTTAGATCTATTCCTTTAGATGGTAGCTTTGCATATGATTCATTGAATATTACATTCCTAGTTGATGAAAACTTAGACAACTATATTATTTTACATAACTGGCTTAAGGGAATTGGTGTTCCGAATGAATTTAGAGATCGTAATGCATATCGTGAAAAAATGAAAGAAGAGTTTGGTAATGACTCATTAACTGCAGATGGTTCTCTGGCTATTTTGAATAGTAACTTTTCGGCAAAGTTTGATGTGTCATTTAAAGATCTAATCCCAACAAGTTTACAAACCTTGGAATTCTCAGCCAACGAAGATAGCACTAATTACTTTGTAGCTCAGGCATCATTCCAATATTCTTACTATGAAATAAGAACTATAGATGGTGCTAAAATTACTAAACTAACTTGATTTAAATTACTATGAATCTTGAAAAGATACAAGAATTGTGGGAAACCGATTCGAAAATGAATGAGTTTAATCTCGATTTAGAATCAGTAAAAATACCACAACTTCATCAAAAGTATATGATTTTATATAATCAGTTTTATTTGATGCTCAAGGAAGCTCAAATGAAACAGAAAAAATTATACAAAGAAAAATACGAATACTACGCTGGTAAAGCACCAAAAGAAGTTTATAGGGATAATCCTTTTGATCATAAAGTCATGAAGAATGACATTCCAATGTATATTGAAGCGGATGAAGAGTTCCAAAAAGGTTCTTTAAAAATTTCATATCTTGAAACACTTATAAATTATATTGAAAGCATTCTTAAGCAATTAACAAATAGAACATATCAAATTAAGAATGCAATCGAACACAGAAGGTTTGAGAGCGGTGCATGATCAAGATAGTAAAGAAGAATGAGGTTTATCTAAGAATTGACGCTGAACCTCATGTTCATAAAGAGCTATCAGATTACTTCACATTTGAAGTTCCTGAAGCCAAGTTCATGAAGAAAAATGATCGGTACAAATATTGGGATGGAAAAATTAGGCTTTATTCACCAGGAACTGGAGAAATGTATGTTGGGCTTTTCGATTATCTAATCGAATGGCTTAATGAGAGGAATTATCAATATGAGATTCAAGATTCAAAATTCTATGGTCATCCAGAAGATACTGAAGAATTTGTAACTCCAGAATCTATAGTTGCTTACATGAAAACTCTTGGCTTACCATTTAAAGCTAGAGATTATCAATTAAAAGCTATCTATGAAGCACTAAAAAATAATAGAAGACTTCTACTATCTCCAACTGCATCTGGAAAATCTTTAATCATTTATGGATTAGTTAGATGGCATGTTGAAAGAGATAGGAATATTTTAATTATTGTTCCAACTACATCTTTGGTCGAACAGCTTTATAAAGACTTCATAGACTATGGCTGGAAGGCTGATGCATACTGCCATAAAATTTACTCTGGTAAAGAAAAATGGGTAGATGCTCAGGTTGTTATTTCCACATGGCAATCAGTTTATAAAGAACCAAAAAGATTTTTCGACAGATACGATGCGATCATTGGAGATGAAGCTCACTTATTTAAAGCAAAGTCATTAACTTCTATACTAACAAAATTGCACGATTGTAAATATCGTATTGGATTAACAGGAACATTAGATGGAACACACACTAATAAATTAGTGTTAGAAGGGCTATTTGGCAAATGCAATAGAATTATCAAAACTAAAGAGTTGCAGGAAAAGGGATATCTAGCAAATCTAAAAGTTAATATTCTTGTGATGAAACATGGTTATGTAAAACATGAAACATATCAAGATGAGATTGATTATATTATTTCCCACGAAAAGAGAAATAACTTAATTAAAAATTTAGCTTGTGATATATCTGGTAACACTTTAATTCTATTCTCATACGTTGAACGCCATGGTGAGGTCTTGTATGAGATGATAAATAATAAAGTAAAAAACAAGAGAAAGGTCTTTTTTATTCATGGTGGAGTGGAAACAGAACTAAGAGAGTCTGCTAGGGCTATTTGTGAAAATGAGGAAGACGCAATAATTATTGCTTCGTATGGAACATTTTCAACTGGTATCAATATCAAAAATTTACATAATGTTATATTTGCATCACCAAGCAAATCAAGAGTTAGAAATCTTCAGTCAATAGGTAGGGTATTAAGAAAAGGAAATAACAAAACTGAAGCAACTCTATACGATATCGCTGATGATATGTCAAAAGAAAATTTCCAAAACTATACACTAAAACATTTAATAGAGAGAATAAAGATATACAACGAAGAGAAATTCAATTACGAAATTACTGAGATTAAACTAAAATGAGTTTAGATTACATCAAACATGATGAGCAATTTTATGCCTGTATAAAACTTCTCAATGGAGAAGAAATTATAGGTGAAACCATTGTCACTATGGATGATGAATCTGAACGTGTCTATATTCAGAATCCAGCTAAAATAGTTACTACTGAAATAAAAAAAGAAAACGTAAAAGGAATGGGATACACACTAGTAAAGTGGTACCCATTCTCTGATGAGATTCTTTATATTATTCCTGAAGACAGAATTCTAACTATTGCACCTCTCAGTAGTGAATCATTATTCATGTATAAGGTATGGCTGAAGAATGAGAACTTAGAAGAATCTGAAGTCAAAGAAGTTCCATTAAATAAGAACATGGGAAAAGTATCATCTGTCAATGAAGCTAGAATGCTTTTAGAAGATATCTTTAAGAAACTATAAGTTTCAACCCTCTACAGTGTTGATTATAATTAGTTTATTAGGGCTTGTCAACCCCCCTTGACGAAAGATTGATTTTTCTCTATACTACTGAGGTGAAAAAGATTTTTTGTTAAGATGCCCATCACCAGACTACCCATGAAAAAGAAAGAGCATTACGTTGATAACAAAAAGTTCTTGGAAGCCCTTGTTGTGTACAAGAAAAAAGTTAATGCAGCTAAAGAATTAGAAAAGGCTAGACCTAGAATAGATAATTATCTAGGAGAGTGCTTCCTAAAAATAGCTACGCACCTATCATATAAACCAAATTTTATTAACTATATGTATAGGGAAGATATGATCTGTGATGGGGTAGAAAATTGTGTGCAGTATATTGATAATTTTGATCCAGCAAAATCTTCGAATCCCTTTGCATATTTCACTCAAGTTATTTACTATGCTTTCTTAAGGAGAATAAGCAAAGAAAAAAGACAAATGGAGATAAAGGAAAAGCTTCTAGAAAAATCTGGATTTGATGAAGTTTTTTATGCAGATGATAATTCGGGTTCATACTCTGATATGAATAGTATTAAGAATCGAGTAGAAACTAGCATGAGAAATAATTAATATGAAAGTTCTATTGATTACTGATCAACACTTCGGTGTTAGAAATGACAATACTTCTTATATTGATAGATATAGAAAGTATTACGGTAATGTAGTATTACCCTTTATTAAAAAAGAAGGTATCACACATGTTATTTGTTTAGGTGATACTTTTGATCGTCGTAAATCAATTAACTTCAATTCCTTAGAAGCAGCAAAAGAAATGTGGTTCACTCCATTGGAAGAGCTTGGAGTTACCATGACTATGCTTGTTGGAAATCATGATATTTATTTTAAAAATACTCTTTCTGTAAATGCCCCAGAGTTGCTTTTAGGTGAGTATTCCAACATAAATGTTGTTGCAAAACCTAACGTGACTACTATTGGGGGTATAGATATATTATGTTTGCCTTGGATTTGTGACGAGAATAGACAAGAGGCATTTGAGCTAATTGACAATACAACGGCAAATGTTTGTATGGGTCATTTAGAACTTAATGGATTTGAGCCTCTTCCTGGTCATGTCATGGATCATGGTGATGATCCAGAACGATTTAAAAAATTTAAATTG